AGTGCCAAATGCACCGCCTGCTATAGCACCATGTATAAAGCTATCTTTTACTGCATCAGGGCCTTTCCAAAACTCACTAACTGCACTAGCAGTACCAAGATGAACTGCTGATTGCGCAACATTGCCCATAACAGTATTGCCTTTTAAAAAACTATCTGCTATTTGCCCTGCATTGCCTCCGTATTTAGCAAGTACTCCTTCACCCACTTCCTTACCAAGAATTTTATTAGCAGCACGTATTGGAATAGACTCAAGCATTAACGCTCCACCAATTGCTTCAATCTTTCTACCTAATACTTTTTTACCTGCTTTAGCTACAAGTGTTCCACCTGCTTTTATAGGGCCACCTAATAGCCCAGGAACAAAACCAATTAGACTACCAATGCTTCTAGATATTTGTTGCGCAGATGTAACAGGGTCTTTAGTAGAGCCACCAAAGATGTTTAATGGCCCAAGAAACCCTTCGGCTACTCCACCTATAAATTGGCTTACAACACCAGATTGTTTGCTTTCCTCAACATCCATATTTCTATTGAAGTTGATATTAGCTTCTTTAGCGTACTTAGTAAGTTCGTCTACTTCATCGTCATTAAAAAGATGAGGACTAACACGATACGCATTTATGTATTGTGCGAGTTGATTTTGATCCATTTATTTAAGAGCCAATAAGCATATCAGGATATATTGTCTTATTTTTCTTATTTTCTTGATAATTTTGAATTAAAGAATTAATAACATCTTGTGTTGCATTATAAGTTGCAGAACCTGCTGCATTAATAGTAGGCATTACTGGCCCAAGCATATTTTCACTATAACCACTATCGTTAGCATTTGGGTCAATTTGTTTAATTGATTGAATCCCTTTTTCTCCCATTAACTGCATAAGGTTTTGAATGCCTTTTAAATTAGAAAAAGCTTCATTTGAGTGACCCATAGTTCTGTCTGCTCCTGAATCATAAAATCTTGGGTCAGAAAACCTTTCTTGTGCTTTTATTAATGCATTTAACACTTCTTGTCTTTGAGGATTGTCAGAAGAAGTTTGCATTACTTGTTGTACATTTGTAGCAAGTCCAGAAAAAATATTAGGTTTTTTAGGGTCTTCTGCATCACCTCTAAAATCTGCTAAAATTTCATTTTCATCAAACCCCATTAAACCTGTTTCTTCGTACAATTTATTTGTAAAAGATGGGTCAAATGAATACGTTTTATCAGCTTCTTGTTCTTTACCTATTCTAGCTAATTCTAAACCAAGTGTGCCTTGTTTTTTATAAAAATCAAAATCATCTTTAAGTTTTAATTTGTAATTATCTGCTCTTTGTTGCGCTTCTTGTTTTGACATACCTTTATCATGCGCTCTTTTTAACACACTTTCAGCTGCAGTAGCTATAATGTTTGCACTATTAATTGCTTCGTTAGATTTTATTCTTAATTGATCAGATAAAGCACTTGCACTTAATTTTTTATCTAAAGCTAACGCACTTGATTCTCTACCTAATGCACTTTCAGATGCATCAAAAGTAAATCTTTCTCTTAATAATTTTTCATTTCCAGTTTGTTTAAATTCAGCTAACCATTTTTCATGTTGTCTAGCTTCGGTAGCTAAATTTTCTGTACTATTAAGTTGAGCTCTCCATTGTGTTTCTCTGGCGGTAATTTCTGTGTCTAATAATTGACTTTTTAAAGTTCTATTCTTATCTCCTTCTTTTCCTTGAAATTTCATTTTTGCATCTTGCATAACTTTATTAAACTGAGCTTGAGTTCTTATTTTAGATATATCAATATTGCCTATTTGTTGATTTAATATTTTTTGTTGCTCTGCTTTTTCAATTATTTGCCTACTTGTTATATCGCCTTTTTGTCCAACTACAGATGTTTCTTGAGTTCTATTTAACTCAGCTTCGTTTTTAGCAAACTCTTGACCTTCAATGCGTTCAGACTTTGAAAACTCTTGGTCTTGCTTTTTTTGTTCACGAGTAAACTCTCTGTCTTCTGCTCTTTCACGAGCCCTATCTGCTTTGTCTTGACCACGTTGAATACCAGCAAGAAGATTGCCATATCCTAAATCAAACATTTTTGAATCTTTTAATGCCATGATATAAATACTCCTATTATAATTTTATTAACTATATGGGTTAGGTATAATTTTTAATTACTCCGCCATTTGGCGCCATTGGTGCTTGTTTGTTAAACAAACTTCCTAAAATATTACCAGCCATGCCCATTAACCCTGCGCCTTGTTGAGCATTCATATTGTTCAAAGTGTTAGCATTGTTCATATCTTGGTTATAGTTTGATTCAGCTAAAAATTGTTCGTATTGATTTTCACTGCCAGCATTAAATTGATTGTTTTGCAATGCTCTAGCATCTGCTTGACTAGCAAGTCCACCAGCTTGTTGATACGCTCCTAAACCAAGTTGCCCAAATTGCCCTGCTTGTTGTGCAGATTGATTCATAATACCTTGCATACCTTGACTATATGCTTCTCCACCTGCTCTATTTTGGATTGCATCAAAAACGCCTCCCATTCCAGTCATACCTCTTGAAGCCATTGCATTGTTCATTTGATTAACAGTCTGATTTCCTGTGTCTGCTACGTTTTGTCTAAGGTTTTGAAATAATCTATTATTGTACTGTGAGCCAGGATTTAGCATTTGACGATAGCTTTGAGAAAACTCATCTCCTAATCCACCCATTTTACTCATTGAAGCATTCATTTGTTGGTTTTGATCGTACTGACTTGTTTTATGTCCATAATCAAAATCATGATTTACTAATTTAGCTGCTTTACCAGATTTATGCATTCCAAGTAAACCTAATGCCCCACCTAACATTGCTTTAGGGTTGCCTGATGCTAATCCGTATAATGCTTTACCACCTTGAAATAATCTTCCTGTTATTCCACTATTAAACATATTCCCTACAGGTTGTCCGCCTGCTCTAAAAGGAATTGATGTATTTGCAGTAACTGATTGTGGTACAAATTCTGTTGGCATAATTGCCTCCTACTCTGTATTTAATGTTAATGACGTTTTAGCCCAACCTTCGCTTGTACGTCCTTGAATTTCATATGCAGTGCCATCTTTAGACCTAACTACTCTAATGTCACCTTCTTTACCTGACGACTCTTCTTTATCCGTAACAGTATCTTTACTATTTACTGCACTAATAAGCTCGTTTAAATCATCATAAATCTTGTCTACAACTCTTTGTAAATTGTTATCGTTTACTTTTTGTGAACGTTTTTTACTTATCACGACATATCCTTTGTTCTTCTAAGTCTTCTAAATACTAAACGCAATGCATCTACTGTTGCAGTTGAATCTCCTGTAACTGCAATCTTTACTTGAGCGTGTCGTGCAATCTTTTTATCAGACAATGCTGTATAACTAGAACTATTTTCAATTGTATTAAGAGTTATTGTAGGGCTATTATCTTCTGATAATATCTCAGCTTTATATATTTTTTTATCTGCAGTAGAGTCACCCATAGTAAACTTTTTACTATACCATTTAAAATTATCTAATCTTGTAGAATTTGTAGGGTCAAAAGGTTGGATTAATCCATTGTCAGTATCAGATACAAATAATTCATTGTTTTTACCATGCACTGCTCCATACGTATTAAAATCTGTAGTAGTACTGCTATTAGTTCTATTCCACACATCCCATCTATTTTTAGGTACTGTATACACTAAACACTGAGGCACGTAATATGTTGTGTTTGTAGTAAATGTAAGCGTTGAAACAGCTGTAGCTGTTGCATTATTATTTATATCAAATCTATTATCATTATCAACACTAGCAACTTTTGTATCTGCAGGAATATGATTTCCTGTCACTACTTGATTTGGAGCAATGTTTGAATTTGCAACGTCACAAGTTATAGTAGTGTCGTTATTGTTTAAATTACAACTATGTGTAAAACTACTAGATGTAAGATATTTATAAGTATACATAAAGCAAAAAGCTTTGCGATAGGAGTCATACGCAATCACAATGTCTCCAGTGTAGTCATTGGCACTATAATTGCACAACTTTTCTAAAGTTGAGTACGAGTTATACGTATCATCTACTTGATGTGCTTTTTTTATTTTAGCACCTATATCATTTATACCCTGTCCATTATGCAGATAGATACTATTTTTATCTATAAAACACATACCTATTTCTGAAGACACTACTCCATTTTGATTTCTACACCCTATGCCTTTTATAGTATCTTCTATATACATACCATCTGGATTAACTATATAGGTTTCATTTTCAGAAAACACATACAACCTGCCATTAAACGATTCTATTGCAGTAGCTTTATTAGGTAGTAATAAAAAGTCTTTAGCCCAGTTAAACTGATCAAAATTAAATGGTCTAGATTTAAACAGATAATTAGTTGCGTCATCTATGTCTATATGCGAACAATCTGTTATGTATAAAAAATTATTTACTTTAGCACTAAGACCATATTTAGGTATTGTGTTAAGCAGTGCTTCTGATATGCCTGTTCTTGATTCATATGAAGAATAGGAAACACCAGTATCAAGCACAGTTTTAGTATAATAATTCCCCCAATTGGGATTGCTTGTATTTGTATCTGTATGTAACCATCCATATTTTAATGAAACAGTTTTTATTAATCTAAAAAACCCAGTTGGCTGAGTAGAAGTATTTCCAGGGGATGACCTGTATAAATTTATATGACTAATTCTTTTGTTTAACGTAGCAGTATATAAATCTATTTTTACATTTATTGAAACATTTGACCCACTTATTCCAGTTTCTAATTGCCAAGGAGCTAGTGGCGACTCTTGATAGCCATCATATATAAAAGAAGTAGCATAAAAATGACTATGACCTCCATTTATTGTTCCAGCAACATTACTATTTACTGTAAACGATAAATCTACTTCACCTTCTTTTTTAGCTATTACTGTACTTCCATTAGATGTTGCCCATCTTACTGCTCCACTACTAGAAAATAAATTGTAGTTATTTGCTGTAGCATCACCAACCATTCCCTCTAAATCTCTACTTGCCGCTATAGAACTTTTTGTTATATTTGTTCCGTTTGTTTGTGAAAATTGTGGTTTTGTAACAGTAGATAACGTTGAAGTACTACCTGACCCTTTTTGAGATAAAAATAAATTAGTAGAATTATCGCTGCCTTTAGCGCAATACATTTCAGAAGGTACAGTAGTTGTAGAAATTAAAGGTCTTACTTTACCCCCTTCTCCTCCATTTGCTTTGTGGTCGACATGGTCTGCAGTATTATCTTTATGAATCATTTGATAATACCAAGTAGTTGTAGTTCCATAAGCAGGAGTACCAGTATTTGCTTTACAAAACTTTACAGAATTAGTAGTACTTCCATCAGTTGTTACGTGCATCATTATGCCACAATAATGTTGACTATTAGCAGGCTCACTTAATGCTAATTTAGGAATGTTAAAAGTAGGAAGTATTGAAGTACCACTTGTATTTGTCCAACTACCTTCAGATACAGTGCCTCCACTTGCTCCTAAATAAGGAGTTCTATCTGTAAATGATATTGTTGCACCGCTTACAATTCCAGATTTAAGAGTATTATATAAAAATCCAGATACAGAATTATCAGTTTCAATATTGCAACTCAACCATAAATGGTCATCAATATCAATGCAATCTGTTACTGATTGGTCGTTTGTAAAAGCATTAACGCTTGTTATAATCATTGAATCCATATCTGTTGGATCAATTTTTATAATTTTTATATTAGTACTTATTTCATCTAATACCCATAAATGTCCATCACTAGCTAAACACATAGCTCTTGTTTTAGTAAAGTAATAATCAGACCTTTTTATAAGCCTACCTGTACTTACATTAAACTTATAAACATACGTTCCATTTTGGCTAATTCCATACGCATATGTATTTGTAGCATCATTCACAATAGTATGCATAAGTGGAAATGGACTAGGAGCTATTAATTCAGCGTCTTCTGCTTGTAATCCACTTGGAGCAGAACCTCCAAATTGCCCATGCGGTATATTGCCTACCCATTTAGCATCTTTAGTTTGACCTAAACCTATATGCACTTCTTTGTTATTAGTTTGCATTGCAGGAATTGTTCCAGACCCTAAATTACTTTCTACTAAATTAGTAATTGCAGGGCTTCCAGTATATACGTCTGCTATTTGCTTTAAATAACCATCACTATTATCAATATAAGCTAATTGATGTGTACCATTGTTATTTATCATCGCCATACGTTTTGCATCTACAGCTGATTTAATAGCAGTTGCATCTGCTTGTATAGCCATTAACGAACCTGACTGTGCATAAGGGTCTATGTTTTCACTATATACTGCAGCATCATCTGGAATATCTCTATCGTCTGCGTTGTAAATATTGCCAGTTTCAAATGCTTTTATTTCAAATAGTTCTTTAGGCACTAATTACTTTTCCATTGTATGTTGTAACTCCATCAGTAATATCAAGAACTACTAAGTTAAAATTTCCATTATTTAAAATATCTACAATGCCAACGTTATGACTCCAGTTTGTAGGTCTTCCTTTTAAATAATCTTTAGTCATATCAGTTAAGCATCCCATTGAATATGCCATGTGTGACCCTGAGATGTGAGTAATGGTTGCTTTTTGGGAGTCGTGAGTGTGCCCATAGATGATGTTGCATCCCAACTGTAAGGCGTGAGTTCTTGCATGGGCAATTCCCATATAGTGTCCTCCATGGTAAGCATGTAATTTGCTTCCAAACACTTTAAAGACTTCACCATATTTGTGCCATTCATATCCACGTTCATCGAATTTAAAAGCTCGTCTTGAGCCAAAATGTTCAAGGTATGGGTTTTCTTGTACGAAGTGATCGAACCAGAGTTCGTGGTTTCCTTGCGCAAATTGTTTTTTGGTACAATTAATGCTATCCAAGACTTTATCAATTCTGTCAAGTCCTTTATTACCTTCTTTAATTTCTTTTTTAATAGCTGGAAGTTGGTATTCAAGCGGTGGTCTTTTTTTCTTTGACCACTGCCAATGGGAAACTGATTCGCCATCAATTGTATCGCCTAATAATAAAAATGCTGAAGGTTTTACTTCTTTCAATACTTTTAAAGCACATTTAAAAGCCTTTTCATCGTGATTTGGAAAGTGAGTGTCTGGAAAGACAACAACACGCTCTTTTATGGTCATATTTCATTCCTTTATTTCAAAGTGAACTAAGTCATCAAAATTGTTATCTTTTGTTGTCCTAGCGTTCTTACTTAAACTGGAATCCGACCAATCACCCCCCCATCTTACATCAATGCCCATTCTTGAGGCTACACCTAAAACAAATCCACCTAAATAATGAAAATCATCTCTTGCGTTCCAATCTATAGGGTATGGAGCAATGTCTACTGCTTTACCTTGCACGTGTTTACCAAACTTAGTTTTGCTTTTACCTTCTACTACTAGCTTGTTTTGTCTTTCTTGGCTTCTAAGTCCTTCTATTACTGTTATGTCAAAGTACTTTACAACTTCATTTAAAACATCTATTAAACGGCTATCAACGCCTTTTAATCTTTCTTTTGACCTTTTACCAAAGCGTGGCATTACTTCTTTACTATGCCTTCAACAATATCTGTAACTAAATCAACAATCTTTTCAAAAAACAATTGTTCTTTTTCTTCACTTACAAATGGTATGTCTATCTTCTTGTTAATTTTAGTTGCTACTTTCTCTTTATACTCATCAGACTGTAAATGTTCAATCATGCCATCAGCATACTTGTTTACAATCTCATCCTTGGCTTTATCTATTAAGCCCATTAACATCACTTTACTCATTTCAATTTCCTTATGTTTGTTATTTTATATCCTAAATAAATGATAGTCATTACGGCTACCACACACTGCAATAACGTACTTATCTCCGTTAGAGATAGTCCGTAATTCATTAAACTTGCTGATGTTACTTTTAAACTGTCCATTAGTGTTTTCCATTTACTCTAGACAAACTGCCTTTTATTTCCGAAACTTGATTGTCCAAATCATTAATTTCCTTCGTAAGTGAATCAAACTTTCTGTCAAGTTTGTCGTCACTTTTATTCCAGCGGTTAATAAGCTTAATAACCATACTTTCCATGTTTTCAAGTGTTTCACTTTGTCCTTTATTTTCTACTTGTAGGTCTTGTAAAGCTTTTGCTTGCTCATTTCCACGCTTGTTCATTGAATAAACCATAAATACAAACATCGCTCCCACAACGCCTATCATTCCTGCTTCTTGATAAACTGCTAAAAAATCCACTACTCTCTAACCCTCCGCAATTCTCGGTTAATAAAATATTTATGATTAAAGTCATCTTCGTTTAAGACTACTTTCTCTTCCTTTTTTTCTTTCCCCAGGATAAGGGATTTAAGTTTAGTTCTGTTTGATACCATTCCAATTGTTCTTGCATTTGTGTTATTTTTATTTCCTCTTCTTCTATATGCTTACTGACAAGTTCTTCAATTCTGGTATTAGCAGATTCCATTCTACGTTCAAGTTCTCCAATGCGATTTTCAATACGTAAGTAGCCAAGCACAATAACAGCAACTCCCACAATAATCTGCCCAAGCCACTTAATGTTAAGACTAATACGAAAGTTGTCATCAATCTTTGCCATGCCATATGATCTGTACGTTTTCTCATCACTCATGGTTTGTAGTACTTATGAAAGTCTTCAGGATTCTCTGCATCAATAACAACAAAGATAGGAGACACAATAGTATTTCCTGTTCCAGAACCACCAATAATTGCATATAAATATCTGCCTTCTTGATAAGGTGACTTAATTGTGTCATTATCAAAAAGATGTAAAAAGCTAGTGTCACTAAACACAGGAACATAAACACCATCAAGTATCTCGTCTGTTTCTATTCTACGATTGCCATTATAATCAATAACTTCGCCTACACTAACTGTCCGATGTGGTTGAGATGGAAACTTACCCATTCCATATTCTTCAACTTGTTGATTGTACCACATCGTAGACGCTTTAGTAATTTTTTCTAAATTTGCTTTTGTTTGCTTTGCTTTAGCTCCCTCACCGATACGGCTATAAGCAGGAGCTGCGGTAGTAGCCAAAGTAGCCATGATAGCCATGGTAACTGCAAACTCAGCCAAAGAGTTGCCTCTATTCCCCAACCCATTCATCCTTTTTCATTTCAGCTAAACATTCACTATGAGATAGAGCCGTAATACCACTAACTCCCTTGACTTGGTCTAGAGTTCCATCAGCGATAGATAATTCATATTTAACAAGAACCTTTGTATTATCACTGTTCCATCTTGGAGCACCAAGTTTACCTTGTTTGAACGCACACTCTTGCCAACTTGGATTTTGTAATGTGGTTTTATCTACCACAGATTCTGTATACGTATACTCTTCATCTTTTTTAGGCACAGAATGAGGCTCTAGCATGAGTTTTTCTAATAACTCTGCCTTGGTATCGCTTGAAGAATAATCTACGTCACAATCGTCCATATACGCTTTAATCTCTGCTTTTGTGTTATCATCTGATGGGTAATAATCATATTTGTCTACAGATCGTGTAGCAGTCTTCTCTACATCTTTATAAGTGTACTCATTCCAAGACAATCTATCCGCAGTTTTGAGTTTGCTTGGTAGCTTACCCTCATATACTGCTTTGGTTAA